TTACCCATTTCCCAAGCACCAGAAACTGCATTAGCATAAATTGTATATTCTAATGGAACTTCTTCACTCTTTGTTTCTTTTAAAACAAGAGTTGCTTCGTTCATTTTTAATGTAGTATTTGATAGAGATGCCGATAGGTATCCTACTTCAAATTTTAATAAAGCATGTGCTATATCTTTTATGTTACCATAATATAGTTTGCTTATTTCTAATATCTCATCCAAACCAGTATTTTGATTTGGTTGTTGGAGATATACCGTTGCATCTTTTGATGCTGTCATAAAATAGTATGCCATTATCTTACTCTACCTTTAATGTCTGCATCAGGAAACTTAATTTCAAAAACGGATGGGTCTAAAGATGGATAAACTATCTTATCTTTAGTAGCCGCATCTATATTATATGAATTAGGTGAATATTGTCCACCACACTTATTTGTTATTTTGATTGAAGGTACGGATTGTACACCTTCTATATTTGCTAATAATAACTCAACTTCGATTAAATTTATTGTTTGGTTAAATTGCCAATTATCAACATTAAAATATTCTTTTAATTCTATTATTGCTTTAGTAAGCGTTTCATTTTTATTATAGTTTGGATAAACTATAATTTCAAACTCCAAACCTATATTAATAACAAATCCATCATTTATATTAATACCATCTGTAAGCATTCTATACTCATTGAAGTATGTTTTAATATTTTCTTTTACTGCTCTATTCAAATTTGTAATATGTCCGTTTACATCATAACCTAGCAAATACAAGTTAATTGCAAATGGATTATTTTTTTCATTTTCATTTGATGTTTTACCAATTAAAAATTTAGTAATTTCACTTTGAACACTGGATAACGTTGGTTCTTCTGAATCTGGCTTATTAACAAAGCTCATAACCAAATCCGTAAATTCTTGCAAATGATTTGGAGATGCTAATATAGATGATGGTGAATTGTTATCTAATGTACCATCAGCAACAGCATATGCTTTAGCTACCGAACCAAATTTAGTTGGCATTGATAAAGCTCTTATTTGATAATCCTTAGCAGTTACTGCTCTATTTTGTGCACCAAAATTTGCTAACGCATTTTGTCTGATTTCTTCAATTGTTTCTGCACCTCTACCACCTACCGCTGGAACTTCGTTATCAACAGCTAATGAGTTTTTTGCTGAATTGTATATAACTCTTTCAGCTGCATTAAATAATGCTGTATTTTCTTCAAACTCTACGGAATTTATTTTTGTAAGTTCTCCGCTTGGTACATTTGAATTAACTCCACCACCTGTATAATATTTTACAGTTATTGTTGTATTAGCCGGAGATGTTCCGTATGTTTTTGTTTTTAAAAAATTCGTTGGGTCAAATGATTCTTCTAATCTACTGATTGAGTTTGGCAATCCTAATCCAACATTTTTTAAATTTGGAATTAATTGTTCATCAGATGCAGTAGGGTCACCAGCTCCAAATTGAATAGTTGTTGTACTATCTTCATTTATTTTAACAGTAAATCTTTTTGGAGTTTTTATTGTTTTTAAAATATATGGAACTGTTGATTTGAATTGGTATAAATCAGGGTCATTTGATTCTGTATTTGGATAATCTAAAAATATCATTTCTTGTGCTAAATATGGTACTTCATAATATTTGTTACCATTACTATCTCTCACATCATATATTTGAATAACATTTGTTTCATCTAAATTTATAATTTGAAATGCCTCATAGTTACCAAAATCAATTTCTTTTAATTGTCTTTCTGCTGATATTACTTGAACATATTTTTTTATCAAATAGAATGTTGCTTCTCCGGTATTTATATCTCTTTCATATATTACAATTTCTCTATCAGTTTCATTTGAAAAATCAACAACATCGGTTGTTATAAATTGAACATTATTTTTTGATGAAGCTACAGCCATACCTTCTTTAATACGAAGATAAAATCTAGCATCAGGTTCATTATTTACACCAGTTCCAATTGATGGTACTAATTGATAAACAGATAATGTTGATATTGCAGGAGATGTTACTTTTGGTTTATATCCTAAAAATTGAGATAATGCTATTACACTTTGAATATCTTCAGCGTATGGCATTAATGATTCTTTTAAAGTATCATCTGTGTAATATGATAGTACATCGCCAATATAAGATGCCATTTCTATAAACATCATACCAGGAGATGATTCATTAAAATCAGAATATGTTTTAGGGAAATAAGTTTTACTAAATTCAATTAGATTCTCTCTAAAGCTTGCAAAATCTTTATTAAGGTATTTTATATCCTTACCTTTATTCTTAAAGTTTTTATTTATTGTGTTTATAGCCATTTTTTATACTTGTGCATTAAATGTTACAGTTTCCAAATTTGCGGTATCACCTACTCTAAAAGAAATAGAAACTTCTACGCTATTTGAATTTTTTAATTCGTTGGACTGATTAATATCAATATTCTCAACAGTCACATATGGTAACCAAGTAGCCATAGTATCTATTATTGTATTTTCTAATTTATCAGCAAATTCCTCATCGTTTATTTCAAATAAAAGTTCTTGCAATCCACTCCCAAATTCAGGTTGCATTAATCTTTCATATTTTTTGGTAAGTAACAAATTTTTTATATTAGACCTAACTTGGTCTACTGTTTTAAAACTTTGGTTAAATGCCGTATTACCTATTTGAATTGGCAAAGTGATACCAATAGCGTATTCTTCATACTCTTTTGTATCAATCAATATTTTTTTACCAAGTACAATAGCCATTATTTCTTTTTAAATCTTTTTACTAATTCAGAATAATCTCTGTTTAGAGCTTTATCTAATTCAGGTACTCCGGTTTGAACACCCAATCCAGTTGGAGAAGGTCCTTTTGCTAAATCACCATAACCCATTTTTTCAGCTATTGCCGTTCTACCAACAATTGAACCCATATCACTCTGTCCAAAATTCATTGTTCTAAATCCACCATCACCAGTTGCAGGTGCCATTGCGGTTTCGTTTAGAATTTGGTTAATCATTGGGTTTTTACTAAATTGCTTTGTAGATATCACCTTAGAAGCCACAGACTCCATAATAGGTTCATCATCTAACATAGCCTTAGCCATTGATAATCCAGTATTTTTAGGTTTTACAGCCGGTTTACTACCTTCAGCTATAAGTTTTTTCATCTCAGCCTTCACTGTTTCCTTAATTAATGCTGGAAGTTGCTCTTTTAATTCCTCTTTAATAAGGATTTGTATGGCCTTTAATAGTTTATCAGTATCCATATTATCTTATTTGTTATGTTTATAAATATTTGAATTGATTATTTTAAGAATTAAGTCCAAAGAGTTGGGTCTTTTTGCGATTCTGTCCAATATTTTGTGAATTTTCGTATTCTATCATCTAATCCGTTGTATCCACCATTTATTTTTTTTGTAACTACTTTAATAGTTGTTGTAGTATCATCCACACATCTTTTACCTAATTTATTACTTTTCCAAAACATACATGCGGTATCTGCATAATACTCCGATGCAACAATATTTGGGTTTCCTTCAAAATCAGCTCCCGCAACAGGTCCAAACTTTCTATAATTTGCTCTACCAGTTAGTTGTATGTATCCCCTACCCTTATATCTGACACCATCTCCTGTTTGAGTGTTTCCCAAATCTAATCTACCTTCATAAGCCTTTCCGGATGCAAGTTCTTGCTTATATATAAATCCACCAGATTCATGGTCACATTGTGCTAAGAAATGAGCCCTTTCTAAATTAGTAGTAGCAATTCCATATTTTTTCATTGCGGTAACTAATTCGTATGGTACTTTTACTTTAGTTTTATAATTTGGTTCAGGCTGAATACCACCTTTTGGTTTATCTTCTTCTGATAATTCTGGGTCTGGTTCGTTCTGAGCATCTTCTACAAATTGAATTTCGATTTCTTCTATTTGTTCAAATGTTGGTGGTTCTGAATCTTGTGGTACTTCAAATGCTACAACCGTTGCTTCATTTATATCAGCTCCTTCCAGTGTAGCAGTATCAGATGCCAATAATTGAGCATCAGTCATTTCTATCGGAGTTGTATCAACTTCTTCTATCGGAGCTACACTACTACCCGGCTTTGCAGGGGTTACAGTATATCCTGTCCATAAAATAACACCTGGTCCTGGAGTTTGTATTGGCGGATATAATGATATCGTATTAATTACTCCACTTATTGTTGATAAGTGTGCTGTTGCATAATTAATAAAATCATCTATTATTAAACTTGTATTATTATTTGGAGATATTATTGACATATTATATTATTCACTTGGGAGTACATATCCAACTATTGTTTTTTTGTTAGGAGTTTTTCTAAATACACCAACTCCGTTTCTGCTAAATCCACCACCAGAAGTGTTTCCTTCAATTGTTGTGATTATACCGTTTTCAATTTTTTCAACAATACCAATATGATGTGCATCTGATGATGTACCATATAAAATAGCTGCGCCTACTACTGGAGTTGTACTAAATAAATTATTTTTCTTTGCCCAACTCATCCAAATATCACAAGATGCGCTACCAGACTTTGGATATTTTGCTCCGGCAGATTTATACCATGTAGTCACAGCCGCTGCACACCAATAAGCCGGTCCATTTATTCCTGTATTTTTTAACATTTCTAAAACTCTAGCTCCAGAGTTTTCAGGTTTATTTGGCGGTAATGGGTTTTCAGTTGTACCTATATCTTTTTTAGCAAATTTTACTATTTTTAAACCTATATTTAATAATTCTTCTGAATTTGGTTCTTCTTCAGATTCTTCTTCTATTGATGCATCTACAAATTCCTCATCATATGTTGCTGAAACGTTTTCGCCCGTTTCTAATCTAAATTCTTGAAATTCTATTTGCTCCTCAGCCGCTTCTAGTTTAAATTCAGCTTCTTCTGATGGATTTTCTTGTATTTCTTCTTGTAGTAATTCTTGCTCTTGTTTTGCTGCTTCCAAATCTTCTTTAGCTCCAATAGTTTCTTCTTCTGTCATTATTTGAGAAACTTCTATTGTAGATGGGGTTGAAATTGATAATGGTGGTTGCCAAACACCAACATTATTTACTAAATTAGAAACTATTGAAACATTTATAGTTGAACCAGGTGCTGGTATTGTTGGTATTGGAAATTCATTTAAAATTGCACCACCCCAATATGCCAAAACTCCATTACCCATTTCGCCAACTAAATCATATGGGCCTGTTGATGATTGTCCTTTCAATAAAGCTGCTTTAAATATTTGAGTCATACCCTCAACATTACCTTGTTTAACTGCAATTCTATTTACAGTATCTCCACCACGTTTAATTGCACCATCATATTCTATTGCCCATACTTTTGCAATAGTATCTATATCCTGAATTGCTTCTGGATTATTTGCATATCTCAAAATATTATCTTTAAATATTTGCCAAGACATATTAAGCTGTTTGATTTAATTTACTTAACACATTATCTAATTTAGATTGTATTGATGCAAATGTTGCTCTATTAACAGGACCTATTGCGGATGGGCCTGACGGTGTTAGATATTGTTGGTCTAATATTGCTTGAAGTAATTCGTTTAATAATTCTACTAATTTTTTACCTTTAACCATTGCTTCCAAATCCTCACTACCTAAAAATATACTACCTTTACCACTTACAATATTAACATCTCTATCAGCAGTTACAATATTAATATCATCACCAACACTAATATCCATTCCCAATTTAGTATCAATAGAAACTGCGCCATCAGATACTATTCCAAAATTCTTTTTAGAATATATTAATGTTTCTGCATTCTTTGATGAAAGAATTATTCTACCAGAACTCAATAACATTTGGTCTCCTATTAATTTTGGTAAATCGCCAAATGAATCAGGTTGTGTTTTGAAATCAGATTTTCCTTTATCATCAACAGTACCAGGAATAAATGCAGATTGATGTTGTCCAGATGTCATAGCTATAATACTACCATCACGATTTATATCTTCTTCAATACTAACACCTCTTTCTTTTTTATTATTTTCCGAAGATTCTCTATTTCTTATTATTAATGTTGGAGCAAAT